GATTTGATAAATAGGCACTGTTCCAATTGGTACAGTAGAGTGTTCTATAACAGCTGTTCTAATCATATCTTCAGTTAAATCAACTTCATAAACTGGTTCTTCTTTTTCAGCTTCAACAGTTACTTTGTATTCATTACCACTTTCAGAATCTTTAATATTAACTTCTTTATTTGAAAGTATTTCTACTTCATCTTCAGATGTTAGTTTTTTGAAAACTTTTATTATTTCTTCATCACTTGCGGCAGTTAAATCCATTTCATCGTCAAGGTCTAAATCGATGTCCATGATATCATCTGATGTAGTATCATCATTATCAATAGATAATTCAATATCTTCACCACTTTCGTTATCATCTTTTATTTCAGAATCCATCTCTACATCATCAGCTTTAACTTCATCGTCAGAAATTTCCATTTCATCTTTTTCAGTTTCAACATCATCTGTATTAATCTCATCTTCTTCATAACCTAATTCATCAGCTACTGCTTCTTTCACTATATTACTAATTTCTTCTTTCATTGTTGAACGAAGTATTTCTTTCGTGTTTTTTTGTAGTGCTTCTTGTATCACTTTAATGTCTAACAAAGCATCTTCTACAATTGATTTCTGTTTTTTATCTTCCATTTTTGATTAAATTATTATTAAATAATTATTTATTTATTTGTTTATAAATATGTTATAAAAA